AAAAAGAAAAGCCCCTTTTCATATCCGTATTTTTATACACTTTTAAAACAATAGCTTATATTTAAATAATCATCACAATGGCGATAATGTGGCGACAGAAACCAAAATAAACCCTGTTTTCGTGGCTTTTATGCCGCCACTTTTTTGTTGGCCTTAATCAAGTTAATAGTCGAGAGTTGGCAACTGTAAGATCATCGATCATGCATTGTACGTTGTAGTCAGTCCCACCGCCCTTGATTGCCCTATCGATAGCTGACTTGCTTGGGGCTGCTCCCCGAACAGATTTAATCAGTTCCTCAGCTTTCCTAGCGCCGCCAGCCTGAGCAACCAGCGCGGCCAGTTGCTCAGTTTTAGAGCTCGCTTTAATCATGACGCAAAGTAAGCAACGATTGAATGCTGGATATCTCGAATGTCATTCCAAAGCTGTGTATCTTTGGAAACTTCACCACTGTCTAATGCATCATTTTCAGAAAAAATGTATGTTTCAACATCTTGCTGTGTGAAATTTCCGTTTTCATCAGAGCGAGCCTCAACTGCGTAATCTAGCGCCAGATTTAGGCGGTAATATGTTTCTTGCAGCTCTGCATCAAAAAGATATTGGTCGATAGCTGTTTTGATTGTTTCGCGGCTTAGATTGTTCATCGTTTTATCTCCATCTCGCTTAGCACCATTGCTTAGCTCATGTGTTAATAATACGTCCCGATTCGGGACAAATCAAGAGGGATTTTAGACAATATTTGATTTTGTGATATACACATCATTTTCGAATCGATAGAGTAACAATTGATATTTTTTGAAAAACTGTTTTTGCTGTCAAATCCTCTCTATCCCTTGCTGTGCTTGGCTTTGCTAGCTTATCAACTGATCGTCATTTTCTGGCGCGTGATCATTAAAATCGTGACGGAATCCGTCAATGATTCATATATTTCAATCACTTAATAAAAATCTCATGATCATTTCTGATCGTCAGTTTTGCAATTAACTGAAAAAAATTTCAATTTTCGAAATTTTAAAAAGGCGGTTTTTAGGCACTTTCGACGGCTTGCGGTATCGTCCAGCCCCCTTGCTGCATAAGGTTTTGCGGTTTATTGCCGTTTCGATGGCGGGTGGCGTTTTTCGCTAAACCAAAATTTCGAAAAAAGTGATCCAAAAACCGCGCGGGCGGGTGTAGAGGAGCGCGGATTCCGTGGGTCAAAGGGTCGATTACGTGGCTATATGCGCTTGGGTGTGGCTTGGGTGGGGTGTTGTGCTGTGAAGTGGTGCGTTGTAGGCAAAAAGAAACGCAGCGGTTAGGCTGCGTTGTGGTGCGTTTGGTTGGCTACTGCTTTGTTATCGGGTCTAGCCTTGCTTTGAGCTGGGCACTGTCTGAGCCGTGATCGCTTATGTCACTCGCTTGGTTTGGTGCTGCGGTGGCTGCAGGTCCCGCCATCACGCCGCCGTGGGTATGGGTTGCGAGTGTGTCGGCTAATTCTTTTACCACTTGCATCAGTTCTGATAGCAGAATGAGTACGTTCTCTTGCCTCGAGCCAATCCATGTTTTTGGTGACTGCAACCACTGATGTTCAGCGGCGATACTGCGGCGCACTTTGCCGATCACTTCAATCAGTTCTCCGGCTGTGGCTACGTGCATATTGCCTAAACTGCCCAGCTCTATGTTGTCACCTGCCAGTAGTTCGATTGCGCCTAACGCCTCGATGAGCTTTTTGCCTATGATGTTCTCTAAGCTATGTTCATCGATCAGTAACTGGTGTTGCCCAAACTCACCTGTGTATTGGTGTGCCTGCTCTACTTGCTTGAATGCTTTGCTGGTAAAAGTCTGATCGGTTTGGTCTGTAATGTTACCAGCGGCATCAATGCGTCGGCTTACTTCTTCGCGTTGCTGCTGCAGTTGCTCACCTGGCGCGATGGTGGGTAGCGCATAATCTCGGCCATAAATGCCACGGATAAGCGGCAGATCACTGCGACCGTAAGCGAAAGCGATTTCTACGATTGTTCCTTCAAGCGGATAAGCCAGCAATCCCGATTCATGGCCGCTCATGTGAACCGGCAGTGGTATCGATCGGTAAACTGGGATGTTTTCATCTGGCTGCATGTCTTCATTGAGTACCTGCACATCAATGGCGAAGCGTGGGCGGAATGGGTCAGCGACTTGGCCTGCGGTCGCACTATCGCGCACAGCTTCTACTCTTCCGAAGATTGGCAAGTGATAACCTGCGGCGACTTCGGGCAGCATATCATCCAGTTCACGTTTCTTGGCTGGCTTCGCGTCATCCGTCCAGAAGGCTGTCATTTCATCGCCGAACAGCTCAAGTTTAGTAATGCGTTTATCAAAGGCTACTCGCCCCGGTCTGAGCATTGGGAATGGGGCGAACGTTACGCTGTTACTGCTTTGCTTTGAGGTGAACTCGTGCGGAATGCTCATCGGCTTGTTGTAAAAATGGCTGTGCTCGTATGCGCCAAAGTAAATCACTTGGTCGGTATCTTGGTACCAGACGAAATCAGGCACTTGAAAGGCTTTGCCGATTTTATCCAAGCACTGATAACCATCCCCCTGATTAACAAAGTTTGGGATCACCTTCTTGGTGTAATCCGCCTCCGGCAAGCGAAATTCCAGCCCTGTTTTTTTGGTGATGATGGCGAAAATATCCGCCATTGTTGGGTGCTCGATACTGATCGGCAATAGGTTGGAAAGTATCCCCGATAGCTCTTTCACAGTAATCCGAAAGGTTCCATTACTGGCTGGCTCAACTCTATCAATGAATCCCTCAAAAAATGGGGCGGTTTGCTGTTCATAGCCAATATCAAAGCGCACTAAAGCGAACCGCTCCGGCGGTGTTGTCGTCGTCACAATGAAAATGGCTTTGCCACCTAGCGATAGTTTTAAGCTGACTTTGTTATCCGCCAGCTCATATTCTTCATTGCTGATGAAAAGGCGCTTGGTCAGTTTCACTTGGTCGCCTCCGCATTTTGCTGCAGTGCTTGTTGCAGTGCCGTGTTTTCTCTTTGTTGCGGCTTGTTCTTGGCTCGCCCTCGTTGCTCTTTCTGCTCGGCTACACTGTTGTGCTCTTTGAGCTTAAATGACACCTGCCACGCCATTTTGTTTTCTTGCTGTACGGCGGAAAAGTGGCCTGTGAATTTGGCATTTTTAATTTTTAAGGCGTTGGCCACATCGTTAGCAACCCGATAAACCTTGCGATCACCGCTTTCATCTTTAGCGCTGCTCATGCTTTCCAATAGTGCCAATTGAGCAAGGTCTTTAAATGCGATGAGGCCGGAGATTTCTAGCTCTGCGGCTTTGTCGCCCTGTTCGGATGTGGCGGTTAATGATGCCATGCCGCTCATGTCCTGATCTTTAAACTCACGCGAGAAGTTCACCAATAGGTTTTTGATGTTAAACGTCTGTCCATCTAGTGCGAACATAATAACTCCTCAAAAAATTTCGGCGGTTGGCCGCTGATTAACACACTGGCGATGGTGTGCGGGCAGGTGCTTGGCGCTGCGGCTTGTTCCAATTGGGTGGCGATGCTCTCCGGCGTTCCGCTGAGTTTTATGCTGTACACGCTGCCGCTCAGTGATTTAAGCGCGTTGATGGTTGCGGTGATTTCACTCAACCGATTAGCGCGCTTTTGTGCCAACGCTGACAACTTGCCGATCACATGACTTGCATCACTGGCCAGTGATTCAAGCGTGGCGATTTGCGCCCCTTGTGCGGCGAAGTAGTCATTTAACGGGTTGGCATTTAAATGCGCATAAGGTTTAAAGCGTGGCTGAATGATACCCGCAGGCTGGTGCAACTTTTCAGCTTCTTGCTTGCTCATGGCTTCGGCTTGGCGGTAACACTGGCTCCAATCCGGCAGCGGAAATACGCGAGTGACTGCCGACAAGGTACTGACAAACTCGCCAAGGCTTTGTGTGCTGACCATGATTGCCACAGCATACAACTGACCTTTTGGCCTATAGGTATCCGAAAGGTCACGCAGTTTAGCAGCGAGTGTTTTGGTGGCGTTGGCTGGGCTTAGGTAACAGCCTGACTCTAACCTCTCCCCCACTTGAAACTGATAGGGTGTAACACTGAGCACAGTGCCTTGATTGAGAAATGTGTTTAATTCACCGCGCAGGTTGAGTAACGCCTCTGCTTCTGCGCTTAAAGGGTGACGCCCTAAATTGGCGTCACTCTGCAGGTTGGTTAGTCGGCCAGTGGCAGCACTCATGGTGCTGCCGACTTGTTGAGTAACTGTTTCCGCCGTGGTCTGGATTGAGCCTGCAGATGCTGGCCATGTGAGAGCGTTGTTTTGCCACATGGTTACGCCTCATTGCTCACAAACCCAAATCTCTCCAGCACCGAATTATCAATTTCATCCTCAAATCGCCAAATCGGCTCCACGTAGCCCTCGTCATCTTCTTTCAGCGATGAGTCGTAATCTGGCGGATACTGCGCATCATCGTAGCGCACTGTGATTGTCGCGGCAGCGACCGCTTGCTCGTACTTTAGCCCGACGCTTTTTGCGTCTTGCGCTGAGTTAATGATTTTTGCTGTGCCTCGCATTGTTTTTTTCCTCCGACTAGTGCTGTTGAAAGTGGTCACAGACGCCGCGAGAACCGATGCCGTTTCCCGAGTTCATCGGTTCGTAGCTCCAGCCCGCCGCGCGCGAGCCAGCACGGCCTGAGCCATCCCAATAATCACCAAATAGCGAAGCGCCAGCGCCCTCAGAAGTCGCAGCGTACATTTGACCATATCCTTCGGCGATGTCATTCCAGGTGTAACCGCTAGTGCCATTGCCTCTATCCCAGACTTCGCAGCCCCACTGTAACATGTTGCCGCTCACTTGCTCACAACCGATGATTGAGCGCGCGCTGCTGTCGAACAGTGTTTTAACTGGGTCACTGCCACGCGCGTAGCCAGAGACTGAGCCGCGGGCGAGCATTTGAAACTCTTGATAATTCGGCAAGCGCTTTCCGTGGCATGAAAGCAGTTCATTTGCTGCAAATTGTGAGTAATTCGCGTATTGCCGCACGCCATCACCGCCCAGCAGAGCTGGAATTTTCGGAGTAGAGCCGCCGTCAGCAATCTGGGCGTTATACGCAGATGTACCCAGCAAATTTGGAGTCGTGTTTGTCAGATAAATATCAGCCCAGAACCGCTCTCCCATGTCTAACACCATGCCGCGTGGGTCTTTGCACTTGGGACGAAAGTGCAGGTCGTAAAATGAGTGCGTTTTAAATTCGTTATCGCCGTAGTGAAACCCGCCAATTCGTCGCGAAGTCTCCTCTGTGTAACCATCCGGCACAGTGAAGTTATTTGAGACGATTAGGCCGTCGATTGTTGCGTAGATTGCGTAATCCACCCCGACTAAAAGCACCGGCGTTGAAATAACTTCATTGGCTGCATGTGTTATCAGTGAATCGCCAACTCGAATTGTCAGAGCCGTTGCTGTGCGCAACTGACCGCCTGCTATCAAAAAAGCGGGCTCAGAGGTTTGTGACTTGTGAAATGCATTTGCAGATAGTGATCGCACTAGTGATGCTAGGGCGTACTGCGGATGCGGATTTTCAGCAGATTCATGCTCTGGCAAGCCGCCTTTTTCTCGCCAGTCTTCTACTGAACCATCGTCATTAATCCCCGCCAGCCTTGCAACGTAGTGTTGCTGCTGGTTTTGGTCAACGTAGTCGGTGAGCGGTGTCGCTGAGGCGCGAACGGTGACGATGTTCTGCCACTTTGATAGCACGGTACCCGTGCGAACAACATCGATATACAAACCCGTTGGCTTGGCGCTGATGGTTTGAATGACTTCGCTTTTTAGCTCGGCACGCAAGCCGCCCACGTACACCACACCCGGTGCTACTTTGTATTTGGTTGGGTCTGCTTGCTGGGTGACATCAAAGCCTTGAATGAATGCGGTGTGGCCGTAGTTATCCAAGCTCGCGAGGCGCATATCCTCTTCAATACCCAACAAGCGGGCTTGGTAGTCGATTTGCCACGTTTGCGCATCCATCGTAATGCCTGCTACTTGCGCTGCACCTGTGTATTGCTGCATTAGGTTTTTGGTGCTCGCCATACCCGCTTCTTTGGTTTCAGTGGCTTTATGTACCACCATGCCGCAGGAGTTTGGCACGTTTTTATCACGCAGATAGATGGCGTTGAAGGTAAACGCTGCCACTGAACCGGGGATCACAACCGAATAGACCAGCGCGTTGTCGCCGAGCTTTCCGACCTGATCAATATCTTGCTGATGCACCCATGTTGATGTGGCTGGTAAGCCTTGGTTACGGTCAATCGGCTGGCTTGGGTCAAGGTTTGGGATGTAGGCAAAAATCATCTCGTTCATGTCTGGCGCTTTGCCGACACTGATTTGATTTTGCAGGTACTTTTCAAACTGCAGTGGAATGGCCGTTTGGCTCATGAGTTACCCCCTAAGGTGGCGATAAAGATTTGTTGATGGTGCTCAATCGGCAGTGGCTTGAATTCGATGTGGGTCACTTCTTCCGATTTGGCGTGATAGAGTGCAAAGCTATGGCTGAACTCGCCGTGATAAATGTTCATTTCGCTTGGATAGGTCACTTGAAAGCGATAGCGGCGGCAGGTTCTGCCGTATTGTTCGATCAGCGTTTGTACTAAGCGGCTGTTTTGTGAGAGTGAACTGTCCGTCAGTTCAATCGTGCAAACATCCCACTCTACGGCGCTTTCGCGTTCTTTGAATGACACAATGTCAATGCCCAAGCGTTCAAAGATACGCTTAAACCCTGCTACGCTGCCTGCGTCTTTTGCGTTAACGGTGGCAAACTTCACCCGCTTGCGAAACAGCCACAACGGCTCACCGTTGAATTGTTTGATGTCTCTATCCCACGCCATCAGGCGCAGGATTTTTTCACTGCAGGTGAGCGCGTCAAACTGTTGAAGCGGGAACAGCAACCAGCCGCGCACTTTGCGCATGAATGCAAACACACCATTGCTCAGAAAATAGGGTTCTATCTTCTCTTCTGAGGTGGTTTCGCCATCCTGCCACCACGGCGTTGGCGTTTGTTCTAGCTCTGGCGCTTGTTTATCCCATTCGCTCATTGTTCCAGCTCCGTGACGGTGAGGGTTTGTAAGCGTGGTTGAGTGAGCAAGCTGATGATGTCGGTTGGTTCACCGTCTACTTTGATGAGTACGGATTCGACGTTCTCCATCTTGCTGTGAATTTCATGGGCGAGCTGCGAAATGCTGAATCGGCTTTCTGGTTTCGCTCTGGTCATTTCTGGGTAAGCCGCTGTTTCACGGAATGCGGCACGAATGCGGTTTTCTACTTCCAGCAGTTCATTGATTTTCTGCATCTCATCGAGATTCGCGACAAAGACCACCTGCGCACTGATGCTGTGCTGAGTCTCTGGAATGGCTAAACAAGTCAGCACGTCACCGTGGCCGTGGTGGCCGTCTTGCATGATGTGTTTATTGAGCTGGTCAAGCACATGCTGTGGCGTTGCGCCCACTTCCATCAGAATGTAAGCATTCGCGCTACCCGGTGTGATGTGGCCTGTGTTTTCAAAGAAGATGTTATCACTACGGATCCCCGCCACGCTGGCAATCATGGCGCGGTAAACATCGTCGATGTGCCATTCGCCCGCACTGGTAAAGGCGTTTTGTAGGCGTAGGGCTAATTCTTCGTCGCTTTCTTGGTCTGCGCCGAGTTGGGTTATCCAATTCGCTTCATTGGTGACAGAGACAATGCCCGATACGCCCTTCGGCAGAATGCTGAAATAGCCGGCGGGCAGGTTGTAAGCGGCTCCCGCTTCACTGGCTTCACACAAGACTTTGCCGGAGGCTTGCCCCGCTTTGATCACCGTAGTTTTGATTACGCTGAGTTTGTACACCTTGCCTTCAATCTCTGGCGTTTGAATGATGGTTCCTGCTTCGATACTGGTTTCATCTGCGGCGTTGGCTTTGGTGAAGGTGATTAAGCCTTGGGTGCTCACTGCGCCTTTGGGCGTGACATTGTATTCCCATGCTTTTAGCTCTAGCGCCCAACGTTCCGCCGTACCCACAAAGATATTGGGCATGACATGCCCTGCGAGCAGTGTGCGGATCAGCCACACGGCAGGTGTCACAACGGCAGCACGAACCCAACGCCAGAAAGGTGACATTTGCGAATCGTTGGACAAGAGGCTTCCTGACTCGGTTACGTCTGCTTTGAGCGCGGCCTCGAAGGCATCCTCAGTAACGGGCACGCCCGATTCTGAGAGTATTTCGACAAAGTCGGCCTGCGGTCTTTTGCTCATGCGATCACCTCGGTGCTGATGGGTTGCTCGTAGTCGTATGCGTTGGCAGTAAGTAGGATGTTTCCTGCTTCGCTTTCGGTGGCTTTCGCCGTGCCGGGAATAATGCGGTTATCCAACTCGGCTTTTTGTTCAATTTGCAGCAGTACGTCTGCACGTAAAATGGGGTTACGTTCTGCCACTAATTTGCGTGCCAGCCCGCTTTCCATGATCGCGTGTTTGATGTCCTGCGCGATGCTGTAAAGGTCGCTGCATTGGGTTGGCTGCGCTCCTGCGTCTATCTTCCAGCCGCCGTCGATGACTTTGATATCGATATAGCGTTTATCCGGCATTGAGTTCATCCCATTCTGCAAGCTGTTCTGGTGTCATGCCGCCTTGTGGCGTGATGTAAACATCACCGAACTGGCGAACATTTTGGGTTGTGCGGCTTTCGCTGCTGTTGAGGTTTTTCACCATGTTTTTGGATAACTGCGGAGTGTTCTCTGGCCGTTTGTAGTCAATGAGTGTGCTATCCATGCTTGGGCGCGAGGCTTCAAGCGCCGCGACATCTGGCAGTACAGGAACGGCTTTTGCGATGGCGGGTTGGGTTTCTGGTACTGGCACATCGGGCAGTTCTCCGGCACGCCACTCGATGTTGATGCCGGGGATCATGTTGAGCATTTTAATCACGCCATCTATGGCGGCGGCGATGATTTTGAACCAAGTGGTATCCGCAAAAGAGGCTTTGATTTCGTCCCACCAATAAATCATTGCACCGACCGCAGCCACTAAAGCCACGATACCCGCGATAATCCATGTGATTGGGTTTGCCCACAGCGCGGCGTTGAATAACCATGTTGCGGCGGTCATGGCAATAGTGCTAATGCGCAGCACTTTGAATACTCCGCTCAGTACCGCTGTGGTGACTGCCCAGCCACCTGCCATCATTTTGGCGATTCCCATCACGAGCGAGAGAGAGGCAACCACACCACCCAGCGATAGCGCACCAATGGCGGCATAACTGAGCACTTCGGTTAGCACGGGATATTCGCTGGTCATTGACGTGAGCCACATTAGGCCATCGGCGATGCTGCCTGTGACGGCGTTGAAGGCTGGTAAAACCATGCTGAATGCCGCAGTTCGAATGGCGAACCATGAGTTTTCTAAACGCTGCGATTGATCTGTCATCGCTTTAGCCATAGTGATGGCGGTGTCCATGGATGAGTTTTTATCGAGATCAAGCACGTTCTGAGCGAGCGCATCGGTTTTGCTTTGCAGGTTTTGAATAAGTTTTACCGCCTCTCCCGAACCGAATGCATCAGAGAGAATGGCAAATTGTTCATCTGTCGAGAAATGACCAATACGCTGTTGAATTGACTCCAACATATCGGCCATCGGTAGCATTTTTCCGTATGAGTCGAAGAAAGATAGCCCGAGCTTTTCTTGTGCTTTTACTGCGCCGCCAAGGAATGCGGTGTATTTCGTTGCGGCTTCGCCTCCACCCATGGTGGCAGAGAGCATACCAAGCACGGCCATTTGCTCGGCCATATCCACACCCATGGCGGTCGCTGATGAACCAAGCGAACTGAACGCCTGAGACATTTTATTACCATCGGTTTTAAACATCTGCACCGCTTGGGCGGTCATGCCTGTCACACGTTCTACCCAGTTTGAGTTTCCGAGTGCTGCGGCATCTTTTTCAAAAATGCCATACATGGTGCCCATGTAGTTGGTAATGGTTGCGGTGTCTGCTTTCGTCGCCGCCGCAAGAATGCCCGAGCTTTTGGTAAAATCTGAAAGCTCAGTGCCTTTTAACCCTGCGATAGCAGATTGAATATCGTAAGCCGCCCCGATAAATTCAGTGGCTGACTTACCGTATTCACCTGAAAAATCCAGCGCTGTCTTTTTCAGGTGCTCTAGGGTATCCGCTGCTACATTTAGTGATTTTACTTCACCAATCTTGCGGTTAATTTCAATGGCGGGCATCAACGCATTTTGAATGGCAACGCCTGTCGCCCACAAGCCAGCACCACCTTTTGCAGCCTGTTCCATGCCTTTTTCAGCGGCACTCATGGCTCCATTAATTTCGGTGGTGATGCCTGCTAGGGGCTTGGTAACTTGGTCAACTAACCCGATTACCATCATCAGCTTTTCATTCATCCGGTTACCATTTAACGTTCAAACAGCTTTGATATTGCGGACATCACCGCATGTTCGGTGCGCTCTTTCTCTAACTTATCCAACCACAGGGCGCGGGCGAGGCTTTGCGGGTCATCATCTTCATTGGGTAGGTAATGACGCCGCAAAATGAGCGCTTGTTCGATGCCGTTCTCTTCGATGCGCTCTACCCGCTCTTTTAGTTTTTTAGGGTGATGGTGATGCCGCCTTTTGAGGCTTCATACACTTTGCCAAATAGCTCGATGATTAATCCCGGCACGGTGTTCATCAGCTCGACCAGTTCTTCTTTTTGTTCTTTATCCACGGTGCGCTCTAGGTAAGTGCGGGCTGGCTCAACTTTGTTGTCACCGGATACCCCGTTCACATAGTTGTTGGCATCGGCCACGCTTGGCGCGAATTTAAAGTCGGTACCATTAATGCCAACGGTGACGGTTTTGGTTGTGAAAACAGGTTTAGTCATGGTGTTTCTCTCTCTGTTGGTTGTTCGCGCTGTGCGCGCCAGTTCAAATAGTCTTCAATTTGTTGATTGCACTCTTTGAGTGCTTGCTTCAGGCGTGGAATGTCTTCGCTGACGACTTCTGGCCATGTGCCGAGTACGCTCGGTTTGTTGCAGGGCACGAGCATTCCCGCCGGAGGTAATCGAAAGATCACCTGTGTTGAAACGGTTTCAGTACGGTTCGCGCAGCCGCTGAGTAACAGCATCAGGAATGTGGCATTCAATACCTGCCATTTGCGCTTTAAGCTTTGCGATGTCGTCATTTAATTTCGCCTCGCTTTGGTTTCGTTCCTGCTGCCTTTTCACCATCAGTGCATTGTGTTCTGCGGCTTCCCCTTTCAGGGTGGCGATGGTGGTTAAATTGCTTTGGTTAGCTGCCTGCGCTTGGCTGAGTTTTTCACTCAGCGTGATTTGTTCGGCTTGGCTGGCTTTGAGCTGTAACCCTAAAACTAGGATGGTGATCAGCAATGCCGCCAAGACGGTGGCTTTAATCCACTTCCATACATCTGGCATATTCCAAGCCTCTTCGAGTGACTAGCCCCGGAAGGACAATTCCATCGGATTTCACCCATTCTTGAATATGGCCGCAGCCTTGAATGAATCGTCCTTGTTTAATCGCTCGATAGATTCGTGTGTCTGTCCCATCTTCATTTTTTCGAAATTTGGTACATCCAAAATTGAAAACAAATGATGTAAAACCATCGAACTGCCCTTGATTCAACCTTCGCCCAGACAGACGTTCAGCGTCCGTTACACATTGCTCTGCCTCTTTGATGTTTTTCACCCAATCTTTGGCAATTTGCTCAATTGTCACTACGTGATTCGGCACACCATGGGTGTTACCAATTCCATTAGTCCTTAGACCTGCCGGACATTTATAAGGGTCTTGTCGGCAACCTTCTGCGTTTCCAATAATTTCTAGCCCTTTTGGGCTGATGCGTAGTTCACCAAGGGCTTGGCCTTCGATCACCACTTGACCAACTGGCTGTACGTATTCTTGGCCGACTATCGCCCCGCCCGTGATAAGGCTGATCACGGCGGCGACTGAGCACCAAATTTTTTTAGTTATTTTCATTGAGGTAGATTCCTCGTTCTTTGGCGATTTTCTGCATCGCGCGTTTATGCCAAATATTGGCGACTAGGGCAGTGACACCCACAAAGATGGATATCCACTGTTCAATACTGAGTAAGCCGAGGAACACACCGAGCCCTGACATCAGATAAGCGATATAGGAGGTGAGCTTTTCAAACCACTCTTGAAACCATTGGTTCTGTAACCATTGATTCATCGTTGCTCCTTTGCGGCCTGACAGGGGGTGCAATACTGACACCCCTTTACCTTTTCTTGCCGCTCTTTGGGGATTGGGTCGTCACATTCCAAACAGTGGGTGCGGCTAGGCAAGTGGGCTGTTTGCATTGCCCTTGCTCTGTGGTTAGCCAGCGCCATTTGTTGGAATTTGGCTTCCGTTTTTGCGGCATCGTCGATGACATCCATAACCGCCCTTACCGCTAGTTGATCAGGCCGCGCGTATCATCTTTCGATAGATACGGCACACCGTTAATGCGAACAAACAGTGGGCTTGTGACAAAGCCTTTTAGCTTGCGGGTGGATTTGTCGCTGCTTTCTGGGTCAATGCTGAGGATGTCTGCCAGCACGAACTTGACGCCGAAGATTTCCACCTTGTCTTCGTCTTGGCCGTTGTTGGCGTAAAACATCATGTCGTCAGGTTTGATCCCGCGATAGCTGCCCGCTCGACGGGCGGCTTTGTGTACTTTTTTGAACTGGTTGAGGTCGAGTTCTACTTCAACATCACAGCTCACTTTGCCATCGGTATAGCCATCGGTGACGCCGCGAGTAAATGCCGCTTCGCTTTCATCGTTGATGGTTGCGGTGGCGCTTTTTACGTGGACGAATTCGCCAAATAGCGTGGTGTCAAAGTTGCGGCCTGAGAAACGTGCGTTGCTCATTAGTAATCCCCTTGTTTAACGGAAATGGCGATGGTGATTTTCACCGGGCATTCGTAGGGCTGAACGCTCATGTAGATTTCTACATCGGTGCTGTTTACCCATTTGATTTGGATGTCTTCATCTGGTGGGTAGATTTCCCCCGGCACGCCCGTAAGTGCCATGGTGCGCAAATCTTGGGTGAAATAGAGCTTTGCAGCGGCGATGCTTTGCGGCGTTGAGTTGAGTGTGCGGTCGGCAATGCGGGCAATGGCACGAATACGCACTTTGCGGGCGGCTTTCATCGCGACACGAATGTGGCGGATATCTTGGTAATCACCACCTGGCACATCGAGGGTGCGGCCAGTTGTCCAGTATTGACCGGGGTAATCTGGGTACCACATCGGCACGGCGATGCGGTTTGACTCCAGCGCTTTTAGGGTGGCGAGGTCTAGGGCTTTTCCGGCTTTGTCTTTCATCAGCTCGGTGTTACCTAACACGCTTCCGGTTTGGACGCGGGCTGGTGAATCTGCTATGGAAACTTCTTTATTCGCGAGACGGCCAGCGTACTTGCCGAGTGTGTCACCTGCTGCATGTACATTCGGCACAACGGAAATGTATTCACTCGCCACATCTTTTGGGATGGCTACCGTGTCGGCTAACCACTCTGACCATGTTTGGCCGTTGGTTGGGTCGTTGTTGATAGCGGGCAGTTGGCACAGCACGCCGACTTCACGGCCTAAGCTGTTTTTCAGCTCGGTGCGCAGGGTGATGGCATCTTCGATCATGGCTTTGGTTTCGGCATCAAAGCCAAGCACAACGAATTCGAAGCTAGAGACTTCATTGGCTTTTTTGACAGCGTCTTGCCAGTTGTCTTCTTCGCTGAGGATCATCACGCCCGCTGTCCATGCCTGTTTGCCGTTAAGCTGGGCGGCTTTGACAATGGCAAGCCCTTCGGCGCTGGCTTCGGCTAACACGTCGTCAAGGTCTGAGGTTGAATCGACCATGATTAGGTTGCGAACGTCACCGGAAACGGTGCCGCGAATGACGAATAGGAAGTGGCACTCGATATCGGCAATCGGGCCATTCATCAGGTTTAAGATTTTGATAATAACGGTAGGCCATGCCATGTTATTTGCTCCTGTTGCGCTTGAGTTCCCGTTTAATCATGATTGCCAGCCGTTTAGGGCTGATTCCGATTAATCGGCGTTCCGGTCTTCCTACTTTCCAATCCCGTGCTGGGGTTTTGTTTTCCAGCTCTTGAATGGTTTTTGCCGCTTCGCCCACTGTCATGTTTTCTCGTATCCATGCCAGAGTGGGCTTTTTGCCTCTTTTCTGTCGCCCCTGAGGCTTGAGGCGGTAATCGAGATCGCGCAGCGCTTTGGCTTGCTCTCGGGTAGCTGGGTCTGTCTTTCGCGGCTCATTTTGCTGCTTGGCTTGCCGCTTTCTTGCGGATAGCCCACTTTCTTGCGCGATACCGTGGTGATGTTCGTAAGCGACTCGACCACGGGCGGAAGGCCAGCCCACCACTAGGGTGCGGTTGTTATCACGCTGAAAGTGTTTGAGCTTTTGAGTAAAGCCTTTCAGCAGCTTGCCGCGCCCTCGTTTTCGTTTTGCCCATGCGCTCCCCTCTGGATCACGCTGTGCTCGTATGTTTTTGCGCGTGGTTTTGGCAATTTGAGCACCAATTCTGCGCAGCATTTTGTCACGGGTTTTTCTGTCTAATCCCAGCAGTTCGAGTTGTTCCATTACGCGCAGGTAACTGTGGTCTTCGGCTTTAATCTCGAACATTGGCGACCACATCCCGTAGGTTTTCAGCTACCCAAACTGGGTATTCTTCAATGTTCCAGCGCTTGTTTTGCCAGAACACATTGCCGTTCTCGGCTTCAACGAGTTTGATCGGCTCTTCGAAATTGACTTGAATCAGCACTTCGGCGCTGTCTTCATCTTCTACAACGACTTCAATTACTGGGTCTTTCAGTTCGCCGAGCTGATCTTCACGGTCTGCATCGTTATCCATTAGCCATGCGGCTACGTTGGAGAAGAGCACCGCGGGGTCATACTTTTTGAACGGCAAGCGGTCGATTTGAAATTCAGCGAGATAACGCTGCTGGCAAATCTCGATGCCGTTGCCCATATGGCGTGGGGTTAGAATGAGTTCGATGTTTCCCATCTCGGCATCAAGTCGCTGGGCAATGTGTTTGCCGACACACATTTCGATGTGTGCTTTCAGCGCCTGCATTTTGTAGCCCACGCGATAACTCATATCAGCTCCACGCTTGCGCGATTTTTGCCGAGCATATTGCGGATGATGCGTTCACTTTCGGCCAGCAGTTCGTTTTTGGTTTCTTGTGATCGCTCAGCGAGGTGATCACCTTCTTTTTTCTGGCTGACGGTGGCGAAATCGGGCAGTAAATCGGCTTTTGCCCGAGCAAACACGGCGCTTTGGTACTGAATGACGATGAGGTTTTTATCATTCACTTTTGGAAACGCTGGCACGTCTGCTGCGCTGGCATGACCTGCGGCGATGTACTTGGCTTTCAGATCACTGAGTTGCAGGTTTACCGATGCGATGGCGTTAACCACAGCGTGAGCGATGCGCTCATCGTCTTGCGCGGCTGGCGTTCCACGCAGGCGTTCGAAATCTCCTGCGTTGATGTTTGGCCAGAATCCATCGTTCTCGATGGTGGTATCCTGAAAGCTGGTGTTGCTGCCTGTGAACATGCGTTTCTCTCTAAATAGGTGCGCTCTAGCCACTGGGTCGACGGTATAGCAATGAACCACGCAGGTTATTGCAACCTCGCCAGCCGAGCGCGGCGGCGTAGGAGCTTTACAAATTCTTGCCTTCGTTGATCGCGTTGATACGCATATCAATCTGATTAATCTTGGTTTTCACCATAATTTTGTCGTGCTTTTCGTGGGCGATTAGCAGCAAGGCTTTGGCCTTTTGCAGCCGCTCCAGATCACCAATTGAACTTGGCTTGGGTTCGCCTTTTTCGTTCATCAGCAGGCCGTAACCCGCGAACTTGTACCATTTAGCCTCAAGCTTCTCTGGCAACTTCCACTCTTTGTCGATTTTCTCGAATACACGGGAGAAGTAAGGCTCGATGGAGTGGCCGTTCGGTAGCTGGCGTTCTGCCCATTCGAGGACGAAATCCGCGCAGACAATTGCCCAGCTTGAGCGCTTAAAGTTTTCCGGCGTGGGTAGGTTTAACTCGATGGCTTTGAATAGCCATTCCACGGCGGTTTCCAGATCACCGATGTCGAATAACCAAACGATGAGATCTGTAAAAATGGGGTTTTGATAGCTTTCCCCAGCAGCGAGGTATTTTTCAGCCAGTGGTTTGTATTTCGGGATCAGCACATCACGTTTGTAGTTGACCTTTTCCGAAATTTGCACAAAGCCTTTCAGCACTTGCTTATCTTGCTCAAACTCAACTAAGCGAAGGTGCAAGCTGTCGAGGCTTTCCGCAGCAGCGGCATGAGCTGCCGCTGCTGGGGTGGCTAATACTGCCAATTTATGGCGTGCTGCTGGGGATAAGCTCATCAGTTACGCTCCAGCCTCTGGTTTAGGGCCGATGTGGACTTTTTCTGGGTTGTAAGCGGCGAACGCTTCCAACACACCCACTGCGTAACCTTCCATGCGCCAGTATGCGTTTTCGAACTGCTTGCGATCAGATTCATGTTTCGCTTTACGTTGCGCTGTGCCGTGCTGAGTCAATACCTGCAGGTTTGCCGGAATGGTCACGACCATGGCGTTGTCTGGCAGGAATGGCGGCACGTAAGCGGGACGGCCTGCGATGGTTTTATCGAGCTTTTGAGCGGCGATTTGTTCGCTAGGTTTGTCCGCTTTGTCGTACAGCTTGGCTTGAGCGGCACCGATCAGCCCTGAACCGACAAACACGGTTAAGCGCGGGTCGTTGCGGTACATGGGGTGAATTTGGTTGTTGATGATGTCTGAGGCCATCGCGTCTAGCGTGCGGTAGTCGCCGTTGGTTTCATCGAAGTAGACATCGACATCCACAACTTGTGATGGTTTGCGGTTTTTCACAAACGCAATCCAGCCTTCGTTGACATCTTGGCCTAGTGGGTTGGCGCTTGGGTCTGTATCTGCTGCGGCTAAAACACCATTCCAACCAATGCGCATGATGTCGAGTGCGAACATTTGGTTAGAGAATTCAGTCAGGTGCTTCATGAACTGATCGCGGCCACCTTGGTTCGCCCACTGGCATAGCATTGCCCAAGTGATGGCGGCACAAGAATCGGTTTCCGCGAGTTTGAATTTGTGACCACCTACGCCCACTTGCTTGGTGAAACGGCCACCCGCTTTACGGCCTGTGTAAAGACCGGACACACCTACATCGACCACTTGACCTTCGATTTGGTCAACGGTGGTCACGGTGATCATTTTCAGAAACTCGGCAGACTCGGTAATGGCTGCGCGAAGTTTGGTTTCCAACTGCGGTGATACATTGAATAGTTCTGCTACGTTCGATACGCCGTAGCTTTTCGCCAATTGCTGAGCGAAGTTATCCATGTATTCACGGGCGGATTGAGTAAGAATCTGCGACATTACGCGATGCTCCTAGTTACTGTGATGGGTTCGCGGTTAAACAGGCATGTAGCCTTCGCCGCCACCTGATTTATCTGCGCCTTGGCCATCAGGCCCCGTTTGGCTCAGTTGCGTGAATTTGGTTTCGAGATCGGCTTGCTTTTGAGCGATGCTATCAAGCGTTTCTGTGAGCTTGCTGAACTGCTCAGGAGTCATGCCGTTCGTTTCCTTGTCCTTGCCATCACCTTCTGGTTCTTCACCGTTGGTTTCTGGCTTTTGGGCGGAGAAGGTATTGAACTTGCTTTCAAGCTCGTTTTGCTTAGTCGCAATACCGTTAATAGCGCCCATCATTTGGTCGAACTGTTCTTGCTTCATGGGTTCTTCGTCCTCTGATTGAGGTTGGTTGGTTTCGTTTGGCTGTTCACGATTAAAGAAGCTTCTGCACATGGCAAAGAATTTCGAGAATTCGGCGTTTTGGCTGTAGAACGGCGTCAAGTCCCATTCTTCCAACGCGCTACACTCCAATTCCGTGTATTGACCTTGAACGCGAGAAAAGCGAAGGCGAGTTGTACCCGATGATGCTGGGGAGTCAGTCACAGCTAGGCCAAGCAAGTAACAACGTCCTTCTTTTTTGTAATCCGGTTCTGGTTCGATTGATGAGAAGAGCTTTTGACCGTCTTTATTGGCTTCAAGCAGATAATGATTTGGCGTTAACTTGGCAAAAAGTCGCAGTTTGTCTTTGAACTTTCCTGCTTTTAGCTCTTCAACTTCACCCCAGTTTTTACCCTCAAATACCGCCCAAGCACTTCGATAATGCTCAGGCCAGATTAGAGCTTTGTACTCTTCTGGGTCATATAGTTCTGCCATGTCATTAATCCAGCTTTCGCTGATGACTCTTCCATCAGAAACTGTTGTTCCTGCTGTGGCGACTATTACCCAATCACTGGTTTTTGGCATGGGGTGAACACTCTTGGTTATTGCTGAATCTCGTTAATGTGTCGCCACCATACGCCGTAAAAAGTTGGCTTTCAGCAAGCAGTGTTCGGGTGAATTCGGATATGGGGTTATATCCGAAATTGGCGGAATTTTTGTAGGCGAATCAGGGTGTTTTCGCGGCGTATGATGCGCTCATGGCATACTCTCCCGAAATCCGACAAGCCGCCCGAGCCCTCTATTTGAAGGCATGGACGCCACGCGAAATCGCCGACGAATTGAATCTGAACAGTGACCGAATTATTTACTACTGGGCGGATAAGTTTAGCTGGCGCGATATGTTGCGTGAACAAACGATTGATGAAGCTATCGCGAATCGTATTCAAACGCTGCTTGAGGTAGAGAACCCAAGTAAACCGCAGTTGGATATGCTCGATCGGCTGATTAATCATCACGTCAAACTTAAGAAGCTGCGCGCTACTGAGCAACCGACTCAACCCAATGAAGCTGGTGCAGATTCGGCGCAAAGTGGTGCACAAAATAGCAAAAGTGGTTCACCTAAGGCCGAATCTGGCACACAAACGGGCGATTCTGGTAAACAATCTGCCCCCAGTGGTAAACGTGGCAAGAAAGTTAAGAATGATGTTAGCGAGATCACCGAGCAGTGTTTCAAGCTATGGCATGACTCTCTGTTTGAATATCAAGTTGTTATGCGTAACAACTTGCATCAGCGGATTCGCAACATTCTCAAATCTCGCCAAATTGGCGCAACCTATTACTTTGCAGGTGAAGCGTTAGAACAGGCGATTCTCACGGGCGATAACCAGATATTTCTCTCAGCCTCTCGCGCTCAGTCTGAGGTATTCCGCCGCTATATTGTCGCGTTAGCGAAAGAGTTTTTAGGGCTTGAGCTTTCTGGCAACCCGATGACACTTTCTAACGGCGCTGAGTTGCATTTTCTTTCTACCAACGGCAAAACGGCACAGAGTTACCACGGCCACGTTTATATTGATGAGTATTTCTGGATCGGCAAGTTTGACGAGCTGAACAAAGTCGCCTCGGCGATGGCTACGCATAAAAAGTGGCGTAAGACTTACTTTTCCACCCCTTCTTCTAAGATGCACCCTGCTTACCCGTTCTGGACGGGTGAAAAATGGCGCGGCGATAAAACTACTCGGAAAAATATTGAGTTTCCGACCTTTGATGAACTGCGCGATGGCGGTCGCTTGTGCCCTGATCGCCAGTGGCGTTATGTGGTTACGATTGAGGATGCCGCTAAGGGTGGCTGTGACCTCTTTGATATTGAGGAACTGCGCGAAGAGTACAGCGAGACGGACTTCAACAACTTGTTTATGTGCGTGTTTGTTGATGGTGCCAGCTCGATATTTGAATTTAATAAGATTGAACGCTGCATGGTGGATAGCGACATTTGGCAGGACTACAAGCCAAACGCTGCCCGCCCATTCGGTAGCCGTGAGGTGTGGTTAGGCTATGACCCATCACGAACCCGTGATAATGCGGTGCTGATGGTGGTCGCGCCACCTATTGTGGCGGTTGAGAAATTCCGTGTGCTTGAGAAACACACTTGGCGCGGGCTTTCTTTCCAACATCAAGCTTCTGAGATCAGCAAAGTGTTTGAGCGCTTCAATGTGACTTACCTTGGCATTGATATCACCGGCATTGGTGCGGGTGTTCATGACTTGCTGGTTAATAAGCACCCTCGTGAAACGGTGGCGATTCACTATTCCAATGAAAATAAAAACCGCTTGGTGATGAAGATGATCGACATCATTGACGGCAACCGCCTGCAGTTTGATGCGGGCATGAAAGAAACGGCAATGGCGTTTATGGCGATTAAGCGTGTCGCCACGAACAGCGGCAACATGATGACCTTTAAAGCCGAACGTAGCGAGCAAGCTGGCCACGCTGACGACTTTTGGGCGCTTTCTCACGCGCTGATTAATGAACCCCTCGATCACTCCACTCAACGCAAATCAACATGGCAGATGGCAGCATGACAGAGCAACTTATTCACTCACACACTACCGATGGCACAGAGAGCAAATCTGTGTACAGCTTTGACCCAAACCCGGAGCCCGTTGATACAAACAGTTGGATGACTCGTTATTGTGAGCTGTTTTACAACGATTTTGATGATTACTGGGAGCCGCCAATTTCGTTAAAAGGGTTAGCCGAAATTGCCAACGCGAACGGGTATCACGGTTCACTGCTGAAAGCGCGAGCCAACTATGTGGCGGGGCGTTTTATGAATGGCGGTGGTTTGCCAATGTATAAAATGAACTCTGCGTGCTGGGACTATTTCGGCCTTGGCATGTCGGCATTTGTGAAGATTCGCAGCTACATGAAGAATGTGATCGCCCTTGAGCCGTTGCCCATGGTTCACATGCGCAAGCGCAAGAACGGGGACTTTGTTCAGTTGCTGCGTAACAACGAGCAAAAGGTGTTTAAAGCGAAGGATGTGATTTTTATTCCCCAGTATGACCCGCAGCAGCAGATATATGGCTTGCCTGATTATCTAGGAAGCATTCAAAGCAGTTTATTGAACCGTGACGCTACCCTGTTTCGCCGCCGCTATTACCTGAACGGTGCGCACATGGGCTTCATATTCTACGCTACTGACCCGAACTTGAGCGATGACGATGAAAAGGCACTGAAAGAGAAGATTGCCAGTTCTAAGGGGATCGGTAATTTCCGCAGTATGTTTGTGAACATCCCGAACGGCAAAGAGAAAGGCATTCAACTGATTCCGGTTGGCGATATTGCCACGAAAGATGAGTTTGAGCGGATCAAGAACATCACGGCGCAAGATATTTTCGTGGGGCACCGCTTCCCAGCGGGCATGGGCGGCATGTTACCGCAGCAAGGTGCGAATGTGCCGGACCCGCTAAAAGTCAGCCAAGTGTATGACTTCTATGAGGTGATTCCGGTGTGTAAGCGCTTTATGGATGCGGTGAACAATGACCCAGAAATACCGGATAATTTGAAGCTTAAGTTTAATTTGAATCCGGGTGTAGAGTCGGCCAATGGCAGCGCTGTATAAGATTGAATCCTACAGTGATGAAGCGGCGCGGCAAATTGGCGGCTTTATTACTGAGCACGGTGGCCGCTGTGTGGTGGCTGGGTTTGCGGTGATTACGGATCACCTGTTTCAGCATGGCGATGCTTTTCAGGTGTTACCTTTGATTTCTCGCACTAGCGATCAGCTCTCTGAGTGGGATTACCAACAGTTTTCATATTGATAAACTGTACAAAAACACAGCTTATTGACGTATGATTATCGCGTCAGTCAAAAAAAGCTAGGTGTTATTATGAGAGTGTTCTGCCCTGAGTGCGAAGGTAAAGCCCGAATTCAGAAGACGAACCGCTTTACCGTTGGTGTTGCGGATTTGTATTGTGCGTGCTGTGACCCCGAATGCGGCCACACGTTTGTGATGAACCTTTCTTATAGCCATACGCTGAGCCCATCTGCCAAAACAACTAGCCAACTGGCGTTTGATTTGTGTAAAGCGTTGCCGCCAGAAGCGCGGCAACGGCTTAAGCATCAGCTTTCTATGTTGTGATCAACTGCTGCAAAATCTTGGGTTTTCGACTTCTGAGGCCATCTCAATAATACTGAGAATGGCCTTTTGTTTATCTGTATCCAAACTTCCGTGTGAATCAGCCATAACGAGCCGTGCGAGATATGCCCCCGCTTGTCTCGTTCGCTCCGTGCTTTCGCTGCTGGCTACTCCGTCCAGAATTATTTCAAGTGCTGATAGTGCAACATCACAGTGATTGATATTGCCTAAGTGTTTTAATTCAGACATTTGACTGTCTCCTACTGACGTTTACTGTATATTAATACAGTGATTTTATGCTCTCAATTTTTTTATTGGTTTTATTGTCTATACTGATAGATAGCTCAATCTATTGCGTATTAGACGCCGTACTCTAAAAGTTAATATTCGTCGGCGTTGCGACCTACATCAGTTTTTGTGGTTGCCTGACCTCAGTTGGCATAACGGCTTGTTTTATCCGCCAAATTTGGCGGCTGAGGTTATTGAATGGCAAAGACGATTCACGATATTGATCCCATCATGCAGTTTTTCACGCAGGAGCGTTTGCGTAAGCGCTTAACTCAGCAGCAGGTTGCCGAGCGTGCTGGCGTTTCGCTGCGTATGTTGCAGCGGTTAGAACAGGGGGAACGAGTGGTGGATATTGCCCAGATTCGGCGTTTAAGTGCGGCGCTTGAGATTTCAGTGGGGCATATGATCATGCACGGGGCGGTGAGTTCGCCCGATGGTAAGCAGGTAGATTCTCTCCCCGCGCCGATTCGTGATTGTTTGATTGAGTTGATTAAGTCGATTAATGATGAAATTGCGGCGCAAAGCCGCAGCGCATAGCGGAGATAACAAAGCGCCCGCAGGCGCTTGGTGGTGGTTTCCTTTCTTACTCTTCTGTTGTCGTAACCTCGGTGATCTGTCTATGGTTTTGGTTAAACCAGCAGGTGACGCCATTCTCTTTTCTTATCCAGTACCACTCTGGTTTTTGCAGGTGAGGCGGTAGTTTGATTATCTCCCGTTCTTCTCCGTGGATATCCACCGCGACTGCGGTGACTTCATCTGGTTTTGGTAACACAGTGAAGGTGAAGGTTTCCCCCTGAAATTGGATGATTTCACCATCTAGATCGATGGTTTCTGCAGGCCGATGTGATTGGTAGGTTTTGCCGACTTGTAGTTGCATAGTGCTTACCCTAATTATTACGCTGCTTTAAAAATTGATAGGTTAGATAAATTAGCCTCAACCAGAGCTTGAGCTACTGGCGGTGGCACTGAGTTACCACAACGGGCCACTTGGCTAGATTTGCTGATTTTCTTGCCTTCTGAGTTGTGGGTGATTCTGTAATCAGATGGAAATCCTTGAGCTGCAAATAGCTCATGTGGTTCAAGCATTCTCATGCCAATATCAATCAGTTGATATTGTTCCCCGAAAACAGTGACAAGCCCGAATCTATCTTTTGTGGTCACTGTGCCTATTGGAGAGAGAAGATCTTCCCCAACACCAGTACCGTAATACTTAATTAGAAATGCTCTAACTTCGCCAAGATGAAAACCGCCGGCTGAAATCGTATGCAGTGGTTCATCGGTTGGGTGGCCTATATTGGTTCCGCGAAGCTTAACCATGTGGCTTGTTACTAAAGCTTGGGTGTTTGCAGTGCCAGGTCTTTTTTGTTCACCGCCTGATGTGATGGTATGAACTGGCGTTTCAATATCATAACCAACGCTTCCAGAGCGGAACTTTGTCATAAACGCCATAACCAGCGCGTTATGATCTGTCGTTGTCACGGTCGCTAATGGCTCTCTTAAATCTGAACCCGTTACGCCTGAGTAATGCTTGGCAATAAATGCGCATTCGCCGTTAACAACAAATGGCGAATCTGTTCCAAATACAAACTTTTCCAAACCTTTTGCGATACGCTCCATTGTTTTTTCGGCAAGGGGCTTTTCTCTGCCGAAAATTGATTTAACTGGAATCGACCAATCAATGATATCTGCTGCGGTAGCGTAAGGAATTAGCCCAGAACCTTTTGGGCCGTGCGTTGGCTCTGGCCAGTTAATTGGGTTTTTATCGTTTCTAGCCACTAGGAAAAAGCGCTTACGAATGGTTGGCGCGCCATAATCGCAAGCACTTAAAACGCGATAATCGACTTTATAGCCCAAGCCTTTTTCTAATCGATCATAGGGAAAGCTGCTTCCCAATGCTTCACGAATTTCTTCCCATGCGGGATGTTTTTTTTCCAATCCAGTGGTGAGCACTTTTAAGAAAGCTTGGAATGTTTCGCCTTTACGATTTGAGCATGGTTTGAACTTACCCGGCTCAACTTCTACCACTGGCCCCCAAGTCATAAACTCTTCGACGTTCTCTAGCATGATGATACGAACCGGCACAAGTGCGGCCCAACGAATTGCAACCCAAGCAAGGCCGCGAATGTTTTTATCAACTGGTCTATTGCCTTTGGCTTTTGAGAAATGTTTGCAGTCAGGAGAAAACCAAGCCAAACCAACTGGACGACCTGCACATGCTTCAACGGGATTAACATCCCAAACAGATTCGCAATAATGCTTGGTTTCAGGGTGATTCATCTTGTGCATATCTATTGCTTCAGGATCGTGATTAATCGCGATATCAACATGCCGATTAAGGCCAAGCTCCATTCCGGTGGATGCGCCGCCACCGCCAGCAAAGTTATCTACTACGATTTCATTTGGTAATAACATTTTCTAGCTCCTACGCTAATGGCCAGTCGCCTTCCAACTCTTGGAAGAACGATAGGTCTGGTTGTGAATGTTCTTGTGGTTTCTGGTTTAGCTTCTCCATTTGCTGTTCGAACTTCTCCCAGCCTTCGAAGCGGCACCAAATGTCGCTGTCGACCTCGCGTTTTACTTCAACCAAACGCGCTGGCCTGATTTTTCCGTGTTCATCTACCTCCGCAGGGCGGATTTTCAGTTCTGTTTCGTCATCGAGTCGCAATGTGCTGCCTTTAAACAGGGCGCTGATGGCGACTTCATCAACAATCTGATCGTTTTGTGATCCTTTTAGCCTGTCCGGCTGCAACAAACGGGTTAGCTGAGTGCTGACCTGTCCGGTAAAGGGCTCCGTACAGTTATTGACAGAACTCCGAGAGGCGGCAGAGCCGCCAAAGGCAGTCGCTTCGCTCCCAAAACCCACCGCTTCACCTTCTGTGGTTTCCTTGCCCTTGCGTTTGATTGTCCAAACCTTTTCACGGGTTTTAATGACTTGCTCGGGTGTGGCGATGCCTTCCAGCTTGCGGATGGCTTCGGCGTAAGGAGAGGCAAACGGCAGCTCTTGATACACGTTGGTGACTAATAGCTCTTTGCGTTTCACGAAGGGGCCACCTTGATTCATGATGTAGCCATGCCAACGCCCTTCATCGGCAGAGCGCAGCACAGCGGCTACATGGGGAATCTCGGTTTTGGCGCGGGCTTCGTAGCTTTGGGCGATCACTTCGACCAGTTCTTGATTGGTCATGACTCGCGCTGGCTTGAATGCGCCAACGAGTTGATAGTGCAGCAGCTCATACATGCTGATGAGATCGGCTCTTTCCTGCATGAAGATGTACTCCATGAAGGCTTTTTTATTCTGGTTCGCAAGGCGGCGCAGTTCGCGGTATGTGGTGACAGGCGCACCACCGAAGAATTGAAACTGGCGAATACTCCAGCGGCTTTTCCATGCGCTGACGTTGCGTGCCATGTCTTTGACTGGCTTTCCGGTTTCGTCTGATATGTCGCCATCCATCGCGTAGCCGTCGATGTTCTTGGAAATGTATTTGGCGATGTAACCCGTGGCCGTGCCTTTGGTTGGGTCGATGTAGCCAAAATCACAGCGTGGGCGGTAATCAAGCGGCCCCACATACACGCCTTTGCGAAATGGCTTTTGTTTCTCTTTTTCGAATTCTGGGTGCAGTTCGCCCCGGTCTTCTTCTGTCGCGTAAGTGATGAAGGTGTCACGCACGGCGGAAATGTCTTCCTTTCTTACCCAAATCAGCAAATGCCAGTGTGGCGTGCCATCGTGATGTGGCTCGGCCACTCGCACACCAAACCAACGGATTTCGTCACGGTTCAGTTTGGCGCGGATCAGCTGCCACTTTTTGTTTAAGTAGGCTTGAGCATCGCGCGGGCTGGCTCCGTTCCAGTGGTCGATAAAGCCGCCTTTTTTGTAGCTGTTGTGGTACTTCGACGGCGTGGTGAGTGTGAGGAACAAGCCTTGCAAACCCAGCTCGTTGCCTATGTCTTCACAGCCACGGCAGCGCACCATGAGTTCATGGCGGCGAATCGCAGGGTTAGAAACGCTCTTTTTGACCATGTCCCACAGGTCGTGCTCTTCTTCGGTTTCTTCATCGAACAGCACCATGTTTTTGATGGCTTCATAGTTGCGTTGCTGCTGCTCTTGGTGCTCGCGCACACAATCCCAGCTCGCATAAGGTGAGGCGTTGTTGGATACCTGCCCCATGGCGATGGCGAGGTGTTCACGCATGATTTTGCGCACTTTGACTAAGCGGCCAAGCCACCACGAATCACTGATCATGCGCATGATGTCGCTGGACGCTGAAAGGTGATTTTGCGCTTTGTATTTGCGCGGCGCTTTAATGCCAAAAGTTTGGGTGCAGAAGTGGGCGAGCGCTTCGTAAGCATCAACAACTGCTTGGTCTACATCTTCTTCGCGGTCGGCGTGTTTGCGGCTGGCCGTGAGCTGCAAATAGGCTTCCATGATTTTGGCAATGCGGAATGCCATGTCGCGCAGTTCGTCTTGCTCTAATTCAGCAAGCAGGCGCTGTTTGACTGGTTTGCGGTTTTTCTCTGCGGCTTCGAAATCAAACTTCATTTGAGGTTTGGTTTCAGGCAGAGGCGAAAAGTCGCTTTGATCAGTGTCCTCATATTCTTCACTGAGCAAAGCCACCTTTTGTGTGTTAGGCAGTTGTTTGTATTGTTGCAGCACTTTGAGCACACGCTCTTTCGCTGGGCGCATTTTTTCACGCAGGAAGGTATTCGCCGCTCGCGAGCCCTTTTTCTCATAAGTGCGGATGTAGCGTTCAGCAAAGTATTTCGCGAGGTATGGTGGCACGTCTTGGAAAAAGGCTTTGCGCCATTCGTGAGAAAGCGCATCGACTTCGTAAAGTCGGCGCTCGATCACGCTCATGTCGTCGGGCTCAACGTTCGCGACTTTATGGCCAGCGGCAATCGCTGTCACGTCATAGTTAATCGGTGACAGCGGCGCTTGCCAAGGGAACTCGAACAGCTCGATTTCTGCAGGTTGGGAGAGGGTTTGCATTAGCTGGCTCTCTTGATACCGTTTGATGACAAAGCATCAACGCAAGAGGGTGACAGCCAAAGGCATTCTGTTTTAACTTTTGTTCCTGCCCCCGCGAATATACGCGCATCTTTTTTTACTTTAGACCAAGCATGTAGATGGTCGTTATATAAACAAGACTCATAACCCGAAATAACCACCATACCTTCCAGCTTTTTGGCGTGGTTAAGTAAGCTTTCATGCTCACTGTTAGTCATTTCATAACGATAAACACTCTGACCTTTTCTAACGTTCCTCGTGCCCATCAAATAAGGAGGGTCTATATAATGTAGTGTTTCAGAACCATCATGCTGCAGCATACATGTGACAGCATCTCTGTTTTCGATGTTTACACCTTTTAATCTTTGGATCACAAACTCAATCACTGGCGGATACTTTGCCCAGCAGTGAGCACTTGTGTTGTATTGACGTTTAGCCTCACAACGAAATCCAGTCTTATGGAATGTTGCAGCACCAGAACCGAACCCCATAGCAGATCGGACAATGGTTCTTCTAGCTCTCTCTATTTCGTCTGTAGTTTCTTCATAAGCAAATAGAAACTCATCACGGCTATAAGGAGTCAGCTCACATAGAACAATTAGTTTTCGCGCCTTCTCTTCACAACGTAAAACTTTGAATAAATTAAAAATGTCTTGATCAATATCGTTATAAACCTCGCCGTGACTACGTTCTTTTTGAAGTAGGACACTTGCAGCGCCACCAAAAGGTTCTACGTAACATTTATGGCTAGGAAAATGCTCAACAATCCATTTTGCTAAACGGAATTTTCCCCCGTGATATCTAAGTAGAGGTGTATGTAATTTATCGCTCATCGTTAATCCTTCGATTTCTGCAGGTTGGGAGAGGGTTTGCATTCGCTTTTAACCGTTACGTCTGATTCGATAATTCAAAATCCATTGAACGTACGTGTAACCAAGCTCCATTTTTTCCGCTATTTCGCAGGGTCTTACGCCTTCGTCGTGCAACTGCCGACACAGTTCAACGTCATGATTACTCACCTTGGCTAGATGGTGCTTTTCTCCATGCTTTCTCATGCTGATGCCAAGCGTTTCCGCTTTTGAATTGACCGCTGGCTTTGTTCTGCCCAGCTTTTCGGCGATTTCATCACTCGACATATCTTGGGCATGTTTCGCTAGGAATAGGATTTCCGTCTCACTCCATCTTGAGCGGGTGGTAACTCCAGTTCTCATGCGGCCTCCTTCTGGTTTTCTTGCTTGGCGATTGGCATTCCGCAATGCGGGCAAGTGGTGTCACTCTCTTTCACTTGGTTTGGGCAGTAAGGGCAAAGGGTGGTCATGCGGCCTCCCTTTTGGCTGCTGTTCCGCAGCGCTTGCAGTGGGTGTCTTTTTTTCTCAGTTCGCTTTTGCAGTTGTCACACTGCACCAAACCGATAGAAACGATGTGGCTTAAACCTTGAGGAATGGCTAGGCGGTTGCCTTTATCCCAAATAAACCATGCGTATTCGCACGAATCATTCCCGCCTTTCACAAAGCGTGGGCGCGGCACGATCACCGGCGTTTTCTGCGGAAAGCCAATTTCAAACCAGAATGGCAAGCGCTTGGTTGCGCCCAAATAGTTCAAGCGCTGCAAATAAACCATGGTTCCGTCTGGTGCTAACTCTTTCAGGCTTTTGCGCATGAACTCTTCGGTGAGTGAAAAAGGCGGGTTAGTGATGATCACGTCTTGCTGACCAAAATCCGTGGTCAGGTAATCAATGCCTTTTTGAATTTCAGCGAATGATTTTTGGCTGGCAGGTAAGGCAATTTTTTCGTAGATCGCACCTGTTCCGTAGCAGGGCTCTAGAAATGTATCACTACTGCGCAAGGTGAGTTTTGCCAGCAGGGCGTCAACCACTTCTGCTGGAGTTGGGTAAAGTTCGTTTTCTAATACTTCGCCGTTGGTTGAGCTCATACTGCCTCCAAATCTTGGGTGGTAACGACCATAAAACCGCCTTTGCCTTCGCCTTTGGTCAGCACACCTTTGTTCAGGTGTTGGCAATGGAGGTCTTGGCACGCTTGGTTGATGGCATCATCAAAGGAATCAAAATCGCCAATCAGGATGTTGGCGACTTCTTGGGTTTGCTGATGGCGGATGAATCCACCATCAGGCGTGACGAGGATTGCGGCGTACTGCATGGCTATTTCACCTCGGCCTGTTCTGTGGCTGGGGTTACTGCGGCTTCACGGGCTTCGATGATCAGTTCTGTGAGTTGGCTTTCAATGGCGAGAAGGCTTTCGAGTGCGTTATCACATTCAACATAAACAATCTCATGCAATAATTTCACATGAGGCAATTCATCCGAATTACTCCGTGCTTCAACCAAAAAATTGCGATTGCGACCAGATAATCGGGTAAAGATGTGCAACACATCCGTATTCGCCATAGCCAGTACGTTGATGGCGTGAACGATGTCGTAAATGTCACGTTCCATTGGTGCGGGATTAGGCTTGTTAAAAATTTTAAACTGGCCTTGTGGACCTAGATCAACATGTCCCCAGCATTTCCCTTTTGCATAAACTGCCTCGTACTGAGGATTGTTTACCATCTCAATAATGCTGCGGCACTTCTTGAGCAGCCCTGCTGATTCTTGTTGTCTGTTTTTAGACTCTTCGTTGAATTGGCGAGCAAGTGCTAACGCTTCTCGCGCTTCTTCACGAAGTGCCATGGCTTGTTCCAGTTCTTTATTCATCTTCATTGCTCCTACGCTAAGACGAAAAAAAAGCCCCCCTTTCCTTGTGGAACACTGCGGGGGCAACGGGGTTGGCTAGGTTTAAAGGAAATCGGGCGCTTTCAGTTGGCTCACGTTGCCTACTTCACACTCAAAGCGTTTGGTCACTTTGTTCATCTCTTCCAAACCACGGCGCACCTTTTGGCGCTCGATGTCGTTGAGTTGGTCAAAGGTGACGTTTGCGATTCGCGGGTCAAGATCACCCGCAATGCAGCACATGGCGCGTTGCTTTAGGGTTAGCGCGTTATAGGCTTTGCGCACTTTGTTGCGCTTGTAGCTGCTTTCAAACAGGGCGTGCGCCATCGCAATACTGTGCGCGGCAGGCACATGCGGCAGTGTGGCGAGGTAGGCGTCTACCTCTGCGCGAGTGCGTGGTGCGTGGTACTGCGGCAGGTTTACGGCTTCACTGCGTTCTGCCGTTTGCATTTGTTGCTTATTGCGCTGCACTTGCTGGCGCGTTTCTGCGATGGCTGACATGGTGTTTTCTCCTTATGCGAATCCTGGGATTGGCGCACCTTGAGCCATGAATTCCGAACCCATTTGAATCAAGGGTTGCAGGCCTGTTGTGCGTTTTTCTAAATCGGCGATCAGTAATGCCAAGTTGCCCAAGGCGGCTTGGCACTTCGCGAGGGTTTTGCGCTTACGGCTGCGCGGCAAACGCTCTGCGTTGCACATTTGCATTGCATCACTAGAGAGTTCCCCACAAAGCGAGGTGTTGAGCAGTACGCGCTCAATGATGTTTTTATCGTCCCCTTGTTCTGGCAGCGCCACGGCAACTACGCCGCAATCACTGAACAAGGTATTGATGATGGTGTAATCCCCTGATGCCTTGCACAGCAGCACTAAATCAACTGGGCTCAGTTTGTGCGGCTGTGCAGGGTTGAGCATGTTGCGCAGCGATTGCCCGTCTAACGAAATGCGTTTGGCGAGCTGTTCAATGTTGTGATTGACAACGAAATCACTGCAAACGGCGTTGTATGCTTGCTGTTTGCGTTCACGTAATTCATACATGGCGATGTCAGAAACCATAATTAACAATCCTTATATAAAAGGCGGTATGCAAATGACTGACGCTGCAAACAGATGTAGCCACAACGGGCAATAGTTTTTAGTTGGAATCAGGGAGGAGAAACGCATGATTACCCCAGCACCTGCATAGCTTCACGCGCTGCGATTTCGTGCATCGCAACCATGTTGACTAAGGGTTTTTCTTTCGTTTTGGTTTTGGGTTTGATGATGATTCGCCCTTCTGCGATGTACTGGCGAATGGTTCCCATCGGTAAACCGGAAATGACGGAATACTTTTCACAGGTCACGTATGGGCTTTCGGGTGCTACCTCATATGTCAGCATGGTGATATCCTTAAACGTTGTTAAATCATCGGTTCTATTCGGTCTTGGTCGGCGTTGGAACCGGAACACAAACAGATATTAGATCGTCATTTGACAACTGTAAATGCCAATCAACGATCTAATTCACATTTTTGGAATTTATGAAATGTCAGACGACAAGATAATGCCATTTGACTATTTGAAGGGGGACGCCTTCACATCGAAACTCAAAGAGATAACAAAATGTAAAGATTTCTTTGAGTTAGGTGCTCTTTTGAATATCCCAAAGGCAACTTTCAGCACTTGGAACACTCACGACAGAACGTCACATGAATTGATGGTGAGACTTCATTTGGCTCTTGGCATTCCTATTGAAGAGTTAGCCCTCAAGCCTGAGGATTTAAAAAGATTTCAACCGCGAGTTTCTGAACCTAAAAAAAGCTATCAATTCGAGATAGCAAAGAATCCCCAGCATGAAACCGTCATTCTCAAATCGTTCTGCCTCTCAAACGGTCAGCTTCTTGAAACTGGCGAGATCCCTTATCCCGTTCGCCGGATGAATAGCTTTAACCTGAAATCTGGAAGCACGATTGAAGTTGAAACCAATGAGGCGCTTTATCTGGTGGATAACGATTCGCGTGATGCGGTTTCCGGTAACTACTTGATTGATATTGATGGCCGTTTATCGGTTAACCATATTCAGCGTTTACCCGGCAAAAAGCTGGCGATTGCATTTGGTGAAAGCACGATTGAAGTATCAGAACACGACATTAAAGTGCTTGGCCGTGTCGCGGTGACTCTAAGAAAAGATTGATTTTTAATTGGCTAGGAGAAAATACAAGTGGAACAAACCGAGAAAATTTACAAATGCAAATCATGTAAAGAGACTGTTCAGAAGGATGCGAAGAAATGCCCGCATTGTGGTGAAAAATATCCTACGGTTTCTAACGCTAAAGGCTGCTTAGGCTTTATTGTGTTGTCGCTTATATTCGGCATTATCATGGCTTCTTGCTCTGATAAAACGCCCAGCAATTCAAGCGTTCAAAATCCTCAATCAACACAGAACATCAGCAGTGAAGCACAGTGGTACCAAGGAACCAGCATTCAAGATCAAACATTGTCTAACTGGAATTCAGCCACCTATGAAGTAAAGCTTGTCACCGCTGCTAACGTTTACGCTTATTTCTATGGTGAGCAAAAACTTTCTCCTACGATCACCTCAAAACTCAAAACGATGGATGATTTAAAACCTTATGCTCAATGGCTGGTTAAAAGTGTCGATGAAGTGGCCTCAAGCAAAGAAGGTAATTTAATTTCTAATCAAAAAATCTCTGAAACTATGGTCATGCTTTTAACTCTCGAAGGCCATATAAAGTAATGTCCGTCCGCAATCTTAAAGATGGCAGCAAAAAACCGTGGCTTTGCGAGTGTTACCCGCAAGGCCGCGAAGGTAAGCGCGTGCGTAAAAGATTCGCCACCAAAGGTGAAGCGACTGCTTACGAAAACTTCATCATGCGTGAGGTGGATGATAAACCGTGGATGGGAAGTAAGCCTGATAATAGGCGGCTGAGTGAATTACTTGAAACTTGGTGGCAGGTGCACGGACATACGATCAAATCAGGTAAAGTGATTTACAGTAAAACCGCACTCACAATTAAGGAACTTGGCGACCCTATCGCTTCTACGTTTACTTCAAAGCAGTATCTTGCTTTTAGAGCGAATCGGGTTAGCCATTTCAATAAAGAAAACAAGTCACTTTCTCCTACTTATCAAAACTTCCAGCTTAATTTGCTAAGCGGCATGTTCAGCCGATTGATTAAGTATAAGCAGTGGAACTTGCCAAACCCTCTTGATGACATTGAGCCGATCAAAGTTAACCAACGTGCTTTGGCATATCTCGATAAAGCGGATATTCAACCTTTCCTACAGCGCTTGGGTGGTTTTGAAAGCGAGGGGCGTTCTGTTTCTATTCCTGAAATTGTTCTGATTGCAAAAATTTGCCTTGCCACAGGGGCGCGGATTAGTGAGGCGCTTTCGCTTGAACGTTCTCAGATTTCTGAGTTTAAGCTGACGTTTGTTGAAACGAAGGGCAAACGGATTCGCTCTGTGCCTATATCTGAGAATCTTTACAAAGAGATCATGCTGGCCTCTTCTAGCAGTGCTAAGATTTTCTCAACCACCTACGGTTCTGCGCATCGTTACATTAAAAAGGCTCTGCCCGATTACGTGCCAGAAGGTCAAGCCACCCACGTTTTACGGCATACCTTTGCCACTCACTTTATGATGAACCGTGGCGACATCCTGATTTTGCAACGAATACTCGGCCATCAGAAGATTGAACAAACGATGGCTTATGCGCATTTCTCACCCGATCACCTGATTCAAGCCGTTCAACTAAACCCACTCGAAAACTAACTAAAACCGTGGCGACAAAGTGGCGGCATTCGTCAGCGTTCCTCGTTAACCATCGTCTAAAACCGCCATTTATGGCGACAAACCCACCGCCAAAATCAGCAAAACACATTCATCACACCGCAGCGAAAATCAATATTTTTTCATTCAAAAACATCAACTTAAAATTAATGCAGTTTGAGTTTACGGTCAGATAATGGAAATTACGAACGACAGGAAAAAGAAAAGCCCCTTTTC